GCCGAATATAGAGTACGACCCCTTGTTTGATGATCTGTTGCTGTATGACTACAAGGTTGCGAGAGGTATCACCGTGCAAGGCTCCAGACCGGACTACGTCAATGGCAAGTGTTATGAGCAGAGCGTTAACGTCATTCTCGTCTCTGGCACATCGCAACTGAACAGCCTGCCTGCAGGAATGACCATGCGTGTGGTGCGCCTCGGACAGCCAACGGCTCTTGTCCCACTGTCTGAGACAGCCCCAGAACTGATGGCCGCTACTTTTCCCACCATCAAGTTTGACATGCGAATGATTGACAAGGGAGAGTACGAGGTGCAGTTTGTCAAGGACGGCAATGTTGTTGCCAAGGCTACCATCGGACTGCATACATCTACAACCATGCCGAACTTCGGTAAGCCGTTGAGGAACGCTGACATATCACCATCCCAGAAGGCATACGTCAACAGCGTTATCCTCAATCTGGAGGACAGGCTTGTGGAATATCCAGAGTGCTACTATCTGATAGAATGGTTCACACAGGCCAAGTATAACGATAACGGCACATGGAAGTATGCCGCTGAAAAGACGTGGCAGAGAGGCGAAAACCTCCTTGCCGCCATCGAAGGACTTGACATCGGCCTAACGGTCAATGACAGTTTCTTCGACCTCTGGTTTAACGTAGATGCCCACCCTGCACGTCAACTGCTGACGAATGAGAATGGAGAGGTGCTTTCATGTAATGGCGAACCACTAATAGGATAAGATATGTTGTATTCAATTATTGATACCAAGAAAGGTGAGGCGAACGGCATCGTTCCACGCCTCCACATACTCTGCGACAAAGGAGCGAAGATGATTGTCAATGAGAATGAACTGCGTACTGTCAATCCAGACATCGAGGCTGCGGCTGAAATGCTTGGTGGTACAGTGATGACAGAAGGAGAGATTATCAATGAAACAAAGAAACTGAAATAAAAGATTATGAGTAAGACAGCAGGTGCGGCTTTCTCCGTCCGCTTCCTTCGTAACGGAGACCAAGTGTATGTTACTCGTGACATTCTTCTGAGTAGCGGAGTAGGTGCCGCATTGTTCCAAGTCGTAGATCCGACAAGCGGTACTGTTGCTCCAGACTGGACGGTAGCGGCCAATCAGCCAATTATCCGTCTTGGTGTGCGCTCTTCTGCAGGTTATGATGCAGAGATAACAGGTGTGACATGGGCCTATGCAGGAACCACCCTCAACTTCACGTTGGACGGCTCTACATGGGTGACGGCCACAAACAACAGCAAGTTCCAAGCCAGAATCAATGGCCACTACTACGAACTGAAGATTGTCGGCAACCTCGCCAGTAAGACAGAGGTAGCGAACAAGCAGATTTCGTATGAGGTCAACTATATCAGCAACGCCATGACCGATAAGGTCAACGGTAGTGTTGACGTTCTTATCCAGACCTCTGGTTCTGACAGCCACATCATGCAGATAACCACGAACAGGGTTGAATTGGATATTACACACGACACGGCAACACTGACTGCCGTTGGCTACTATGGCATTGACCCTGTAACTATCGGCTCTAACGGCTATACCATCAAGTGGTACCAAGACGGAACAGAGATTGTCGGCCAGACATCGAGCACGCTCACCGTCACAAGGGCTATGGTGGAAGGTGGCAGTATCTTCATCGCCAAACTGTTCCTCAATGGCAATGCTGTTGCACAGGACAGTCAGCGTATCAACGATATTGCCGATGAGTACCAAGTTGCCTACACTCCCACCAGTGCAGGAAGTAACTACTGCGGCATTGGCCATAATGCCGTATATACCCTCTCAGTAACCAGAAACGGCAACCCCTTCTCTGGCTCAGTGTCATACGAGTGGCAGATACTCAACGCTGTAGGGGAGTTGAAGGGCAGTGGTACAGGCCAGACCGTCACCATCACTCCAGACCACTGCTTGGTAGGCAATGGCGAAGGTGCGTATCATGCCGATGCTGATGTTCAAGTAACTGCAACATTCTAACCATATAAAGATATGAAAGATATTACAAATTCCCCTTTCGTACACTCAATGAGTGACAGCAACTCCATCTTTGGTAACTTTGGCGGTGCTGTTGGTCAGATGACCATTGGCGAGTTTCGCCAGCACCTCAACGACAATGATGAGGAAGTGTTGAACAATCTGGCGTTCTACATTGATGTGAACAAGCCATCAAGCCTCGGCTCTTCGAGAGTTGACGTTGGTGGCAACCTTCACATGAGAGCACTCTGGGAGGCCTCTGCCGTCTCAGTCATCATGGATGCCAATGGTAACGCCTGCAAGTTGAAGCGTAACGACAACCGCTTCACAGAGGATGGCGTTTCCCTGCTGAACAGTGACGGCACTGTTATCTCCACCTATGCCAAGTGTGACTTCATGAAGATAGTGCCTATCACCTATGGCCGAGTACAGACAGTTACAGTAGGAGCGACCTCTGTACAGCGTTTGTGGCTCTCTCTCGTACCACTGCCTGGCGGTTACATCATTCCGCAACTGGTGGTAGGTAAGTTCAAGTGCAGCATCGTTGACGGCAAGTTACGATCGTTGCCCGGTATGGTGACAGCTGATTCACGTACCATACGTGCTTTCTGGGAACTGGCACAGGCACGTTCCAAGAACCACGGCTTGGCAAATCTGGATTTCCAGAACTACCTCCTGTTCCACATGATGTCGAAGTACGCTTGGAGAGACAGCCAGAACTGTAAAGGCTCTGACAACACCCTCATCTGGGGTGTAGGCCTCGATGGCACAGAGAGCAAAGGTAGCGATAAGTTTGCGGACCAGAGAAATATCAAGACTGGAGCCGTGCTGTCTCTCGGTGACTATGACGGCAATGTTCCTGTTACCGACAACAACGGTGATACCGTCCATAGCGTCAACGTAGCAGGATTCGCAGACCCTTGGGGTCAGAAATGGGAAATGCGTGGCGGTCTGTGCTCTGTAGGCTTAGATGTCTATTGTTGGCGCAGTAACATCGTTCCCTCTGGTACTCCTACAGCGGACACATTCGCAAACATCGAGCATGTTAAGCTGACACGTCCTACAAGTGCTGTATGGGCTATGAACATTATTGCCTCAGAAGAGGGCCAAGGTGTCTATATGATTCCGAAGCAATCTATCTCTGGTATCTCTTATGGTGATAACTTCTGGTATGCTGAAGCTGGTCAGCTGTGGCTCTTTGGCGGTGACTCGTCCGACGGTGCGAATTGCGGTCTCGCTTGTGCGTACTCGAACCACGCTTGGTCGCCCTCGTCCTCGTCCCTCTCGGCTCGCCTTGCATACTATGGCGAAGTTAACTTTGTGTCTGCTCAACGGCTTGCTGAACTGGTAGCCTAAGCAACCTGCCCCAAGCAGGTTGCAAGCGGACCTAAACGAAAATAAACGATAAATAGAAGGTAATCTGAAATAACACCAACAAACAAAAAACCATTCATTTCTCCGATGGTAGGTAGACAGGTATTGAAGCTGTGGCTCTTTGGCGGTAACTCGAACAACGGTGCGAATTGCGGTCTCGCTTATGCGAACTCGAACAACGCTTGGTCGAACTCGAACTCGAACATCTCGGCTCGCCTAACTACGTTATGCAAGAAAACAATAAGGGTGTCTGTACTGCGTCATAGGAAAACACCCGAGTACCTGGAGCCTCGGCAGCGTGTGCGTATGTATAGCACGTGTTTGGTCGGAACAACATTCACCTTGCGCAGTGTACGGTCAGCCGTCCTGCCCGTGGTGTTAGTAAGCCAGAAATGGATTTGAACGCTTCACATAGAAACGATAGCAAGAGACAGAATGAAGAGAACTGGTTACGTATATGAGCAGATGGCCGTCTGGGAAAACATCGTTGAGGCTGAAAAGGTCTCTACCAGACGTAAGATGCGGAATCCCGGTGTGCTGCGTCATGTCGGGAACAGATGGAGTAACCTCGTTGAGATACAGCAGATGGTCTTGGAATGCAGAATGCGCACTGATGAATATCAGCATGAGAAGCGTATCAGCGGACAGGACAAATTGCGTGACATAGCGAAGTTGCATTTCCATCCCTCCCACATCGAACACCAACTGCTGACGATGGCCGGTGACAGGAGAATTGACAGGACGTTCATACGACATACATACGCAAGTCGTAAGGGATATGGCCAGATAGCATGTGCGTTGCAAATCAAGAAACTCACCAGAAAGTACAGGGGTGTTGTACGTTGGTACGGACAGGGTGATATTTGCAAGTATTACGATAACATTCAGCACTGCTTTATCCGAAAGGATCTGGAACACCTGTTCAAAGACAAGAAGTTTGTTGATGCCTTCATGGAGCCGTTTGAGCGGTTCTCGAAGGATGGAAAAGGAATACCCCTCGGCATCCGTCCGAGCCAGAGCATAGGCAATCTGGAACTGTCAGAGTTCGACCACTTTATGTTGGAAGAGAACAAGGCAGAGGACTACAAGCGTTATCTTGATGATTTCCTCTTCACAGGAGCCACCAAAGGAGAGGTAAAGAGGAAGATGAAACGTGCCGCCAAATTCCTCGCCAAACGAGGATTGAAGTTGCACGTTCCCAAGATACACCGCATCGAGGAAGGTATTGACATGATGGGCTTTGTCTACTATGGTGTCAAGAATGACATGTTCTTGCGCAAGTCAGACAAGAAGCGTTGGCTGAAGCACCGTAGCAGGGTGACCAACAAGAAGCGTATCAAAGAACTTGATGATGCCGCTTGGGGTCTTGTCAAATGGGGCAACAGCCACTGCAAACGCCTATGGTGTAAGGTTACTGGAAATGAATTACCAAGACGTAAGGATATGGGAGTACAGTATAAGAATACAGGCATCAAGCGCACTGAGCGTACCGATGCCAAGGGTGTTCCGTTCATTGATGACCCGAGAATAGGCATGGAAATGCTCATCAAGAACGGCAGGGCTGTGGAGTGTGACCGTTGGCTGAAAGGCATCAAGACATCACACGGAGAAGGCCGTTACGTTATCCGTGTACGCTTCTCTGGTGACTGGTATAAGCTGATTGTCAACGCTGTGGAGATAAAGAATTTCTTCGATGACATGGAGCGTAACAAGGTCACTCGCCTCATGGTAGCCTTCAAGGATGACGGAAGCAAGCATTACTCTGTCAATGACAGTCTGGTAGAGATTCTGGAGGTCGATGGCCGCAAGGTCACTGAGCGGAACGGAAAGGCTGTCTTTGAGGACACTGGAGAAGAAGTAGTATTTCAATAACCATCTAAATGAAATGAATTATGATTACAGGTATTTTACAGAGACGTTGGCAGGTTACTCAGCCTGCGGTGTATGACAAAGAGACACGTATCGTTTGTCTTGACATCACTCCAGAGGTGCAGAAGGATGCGGACGGTAATGACCAGAACGGCTATTCCTTCATTCCTGTTGAGATTGACAGCCAGATAGACTACGGACACATCAAGTCTCAGCTGATAGAGGCAGGCTTCGCACAGAAGGATGAGTTCGGCCTGCTGATGAACACTGTCGACAACATTGTTGAGGCGATTGCAGGCGCAAGCAGTTGGGCAAAGTTCAAGGAAGCCCTTGACAACGATGTTATCCGCAAGTTCGGTGAGTTCTGTGCATTCAGAAACATGTGCGCAGAAGCCGCCCACGAGGTAATGACACACTATTAAGAATTAGACTATGAAGATAAAAGGAGCGTTCACTGTCAGATGGGCAGCGCAGAATGGTAAGGACGGAAGGTCTTACGAGAGGCGGTACTTATCCCTCTCTGCATCTACTGTGCCGTCAGCATACAACCCGAATACGAATATCTCAGTATGGTCATCGACTATCACGGCCATTGATGAGAGTAAGCGTTATCGTTTCGTCACAGAGCGTAGTTCTGCTGACGGTGGTTCATCGTGGTCGCAGTGGAGCACTCCGCAGATTGATGCGTATCTCGCTGAGAACGGAACATCTTTCGCTGTGAAAGGTGCTGCAGTAGGTGTCATAGCCTATAACGGAAGCCTCCCTGCCAGTCCAGAGGTAGGTGTTTACCTTGACCAGAGACCAAACACCAGTGACATCAATGAGTATAATGGCAGTTCATGGTCTGGAAGCAATGTTGCCACCGGTGATGCCTACATCATGGACGGCAACCTGTTTGTCAAGTCAAGGGACGCATCCGCATCTGCCAGTGTCCTTCGTTGGAAAGATGCAGGCAGTATTCGTGGCCCGCAAGGCCCAGACGGAAAGGATGCTGTTTTCCTTGACCTGGATAACGAGAATGACAGTATGCTGTATGATGGCACAGACAAACCCATCACATCTCCAGTAGAAAGTCAAGCGACTATCTACAAGGGCGCAGGAACGGTGTCAAGCGGAGTGACGTTCAGAATCATCAGCGTCAGCGGAGCCACTATGATGAATAGCGGCAATGCCACGTCTGCCAGTTACTCCAGAGATGACTACCCTTCTGCCGTCTGGATCAGTACGTCTGGCAAGGTCACCGTTAACGGACTGACATCTTCGCAGTGTGAAGTCCTTGTTGGCGGTGTCTTTAACGGAGAGCTGTACACGCAGAGGCTCACCATTAAGAAGCTGAAGGGTGTCGATAAGTACGAGCTTGTCTGCACCCCTTCCGCTCTCACTTACAACAGCACGACAGGCCAGAATCCGCAGCAGAATGTGAACATCAAGGTTTACAGGACTGGGCAGGATGGTGTGAGAAGCCTTGTTCAAAGCCTCTCCACCTATGGACTGCGACTGAGATACTACTGGATAACCAATGGTGTTGACGCAGGACCTACGTATATAACGGATGGTACGGCAGAAAATTTCTACAATGGCGGTGTTACGAGAAGTGTCTATGCGGAAATGTACACTGCTTATCGCTATGAGGTTCTGAACTCTGGAGGATTGATACTCGATTCCGAGACAGTCCCCATCAGTAAGGTCAGTGACGGCATCGGCACTCCTGGCGCATCGGCAAAGTCGATTTACAAGAACTCGTTCATGAAGCCCTCTACACCTACAGGCTCTTCACCTTCCGGATGGAACAGCAACCATTCTGAGCAGGCTGAGATAAAAGTGCAGGCGCAGGGTGACTGGTATCTTACTGATGACGGATTCCTTACCGCACCGCTCATCGGCAATGGCCAGACAAGTGTCGAGACGCTTTCATTCATCACCACACAGGCTAACCAGAGCGTGTTCCTCAGACTGAGGTGTAACACAAGCAGTAATGACAGGGTGTATATCGGCAATGTCGATTCCGTCGCACCAACCACGAACTACTACAGGGAGTTTCACGGCAGTAATCAAGACAGCGGTGACTTGTCTATTTCTGTAGCGAACGCAGGTCTGCACTTCATCAGTATCGCATACGTCCGAGGCAGTTCTGGCACATCTGGGTATGTCAAATTCATCTGTGGCAGTATGTATGTCTGGAAGAGTGACGCACTGACGTTCAACACGGACGGCACTGCTGCCACATGGAGTACACCTTACAAAATCTCTGGCAAGGATGCAGCCTTCACCACTGCCGTCAAGACTAACCTGTTGCTCCAGTCCAGTTTCATATCCACCAGGATGGATAAGTGGACCGAGAAGAATGGTGCTACTGCAGGAGGCATAGAAGGTCGTAACTGTTATACAGGAACTCCAGATATAAGCGTTGAAAAGAAGGAACTGTTGAGACAGCACATGTATGACCCAGACGGAGAGAAACGCCTGTTGGCGAATACATGGTACACTCTTTCCTTCTGGGCTAAGGCTCCTGAGTATATCCAAGTAAACAAGTACATAACGTCTATCAATTATGGATTCGCACAACAGATATGTCACTTCCAAAAAGGTGTGAAGAATACTGTCACGTTCAACGGCTACTGTTCCTCTGCTGCACGAAACGCAGGAAAGGAACTGAGGGTCTATGTCCATACTGAAGATTGGTCATGGTCTGTCAGTGCCGCCATCACCTCTACAGAGTCAGCGACAATATCTATTCCGTTTGAAGTTCCGGCTACAGGAGAATATCGCATAACAGCCTACGTCTATAAGTCTGGTGGCATTACCCCTGTAAGTGGCGAGACGTGTACTCTGACATGGTATCGAATAAACAGAGGCATGAGGATGGTGACATACCTCTATCCACACAACAGCAACAGCCAGACGGATGACACTTGTATAGATGTTAGCGCAGGCCGTATCATTGACGGCATCACAACAGGCAGTTCAAGTCCTACTGACAATAATGTTGAATGGCAGCTGACAGAGGAATGGACGAAGCATACCGTGACGTTCAAGACAAGGAGTTATATCCCGAGCAAGATTCAGAGTTTCTTGGTACGTATGCACCAAGCATCGAATGGCGTTTCCATCTGTATGCCTAAGATAGAGCAGGGTACAGTCGCAACCGACTACTGCACGAACGATTCAGATATTGCCGATTTCGCTGCCGATGAGACAGGATTCCCTAACGACAGGAACATCTGGGTAGATGCTCCCGATGAGCCGTATATCTGGAATGAGGAAAGACGTGACTATATAGCCTATGAAATCAATGGTGAGTGGAAGCGTTACTTCGTCAAGTCAAAGGGCATGACCGTTCCAAACGGTGTCGCTCCGTCCGCAGGCGGCAATAGTTACTGGTCTGAGGGTAGCAGGATAAACACCCTGCTTGTCAACACCATCGTTGGTGCCAATGCGGAACTTAGGTTTGCAAAGACTAACAGGCTGCTCGTTGTGAAGTCTGACGGAAGCACTGTCGCTGCAGGCCTTGGAGGCGCAGAGGGTGGAGATTACGACTACCCACTATGGATTGGCGCAACGTATGGCAACAGAGAGAATGCACCGTTTAGGGTCAACCTTCTTGGTCACATGTATGCGACACGTGGATATATCGGCTCTTGGGTCATCAGAGACCAGACCTTGTATTCGCAACTTGGCAAAATCAATGGCGCTGTCTCAGATGATTATGAGAACGCCTCCTTTGTTCCGAACCTCACTCTGAATGCTATTTCTGGCGAGTTGAACGCAGGAAATATCCTAAGGATTGATGGTGCCGGCATGCGTATGTTTGACGGTGACAGAACATGTCTGCGTATGACCAACAACAGGATATCGTCACAGATAGATACATCGCCATCTACAGGAGGTGGTACAGTCAATGGCTCCACGTCACATGAAATATACCTGCCAACAGCAACGTCTGGCTATACCAGTTCTACTGTATGGCGTTACAGGGTGGATCTTGGTCAGATGTATATCAACAGCACTATACGAGTACAGAATGCGACTATCAAGTGTACGTTCCCTACAAGTGTCGGAAATTCGCATCTCTCATTCAGAGGCGGCAAGGTCGGTGTTTACCTTATGGCAGGAGGCATAAAGCGTTATACCCTTGCAGAGAAAACTATTGCCTACGGTGCGACATCTGTAAACGAGACACTTACGTTTAATGCAAACATCACTGTTGACGGAAACAATTATGCTGAACAGCATTATTACATCTATTATGAGGTGTATGTGCAGTACAGTTCAAGCGGAGGAAGTTCTGGGTCAAGTTCGAGTACGCATATTACCGTTTCCAACTCCACTTATAACTATTCACGTGCCATCGAAACCTTGTTGCTGTTCGGTACTAACGGCATCTTTAACCGCCAGAGTGTTAATACGTATATGTGGAACACGGAAGAAGGATTCCTTGTTAGGAAGGGCAGTTATGCGCTGCGTGTTACAAATTCTGGAATACAGAAGTCCACTGACGGAGGCAATTCATGGAGTAATCTATAAAAATAAATAGTATGAAGATCGATTTTAGTAATGTGAAGGTCTATACCGACCTTGGGAGAGAGACAGGAACTATTCAGAATTTACGCAAGGACTTTGCGAACCTCATCTATACGGAAGGAAGAGGCATCGCATCCCACGCCCTTGCTCTGAAAATCTACAGTGGTGACAAGGACACCGAGTATAACGAGGAAGAGGTGGCCATGATTCGTGATTTCTCGAAAATCTGCAGTCCTTGTATCATTGATGCGTTTGAAACCCTCTTAAATGACAACGGCCATGACAAAGACAACTAATAGTATTGGAGCAGGAGCCATGTGGCTCACCTTTGGCAACGAGGCCTTGCAGGCTATCCATGATTGCCGTTGGCAGATTGTCTGCTGTGTGTTCATGCTCATCTTCGACTTCTGGTGGGCCTATTCAGAGAACAGGCATCACTTGAAGCACGCTAAGACAGAGGAAGAGAAGAAAAAGTATGAGTGGCGCACCTCACTGGCAGTACGAAGGACATGCGTCAAGTTCGTTGACTACCTCACTTTCCTTCTGGTTGGTGTTGTCATCGGACTTGCCATCACAGAGCCTTACGAACTTGCCGACCACGTACAGACTGCTGCGGCAGGCATCCTCATAGGCTGCGGCTGTGACGCTGTATCTGCGTGGGGACATATCTGCACAGTGCATGGATGGAAGTTCAGACCTTCTGACATCTGGAAGTTCCTAAAGCGTTTTGCCGTTGCCCTCGTCAAAAAGAAGAGCGAGGACGTTGGCGAGGCCCTTGAAGAGACATTCGACAAAGAACAAAATATGGAGGACTGATTATGAAAAAAATCTGGGAGTGGCTGAAAGCAAGTAATCGCCTAAAGCACTACCTTCTTGGTATTGTCTATGGCTGTGCAGCGAACGACCTCTACTGTGCCGTCTATGGCGGTGCAGGTGTATCTCTTGCCCTGGAGTTCAAGGATGGCCAGTGGGGAGGCAAGCCAGACCCCATTGATGCCGCTATGACCTTTGCAGGTGTTATGACTGGCTTTGTGTTACGTGAAATATTCTTTTGACTATGGATAAGAAAAAAGTTATCATCGTGTTAGGAACCGCCCATCTGGCCACGACACCTGGCAAGTGCTCTCCAGACGGCAAGTTCAAGGAGTACCGCTACAGTCGTGAAATGGTCAATATTATCAAGACCATCCTCGAAGGCTATGGCTACAGGGTGTTGGTTGACTATGAGGCAGACAAGTTGCCCAAGTCCATGCAGACACCCAGTGCAAAACTGGAGCAGTCTCGAGAACTCGGCCTGCGTGTCAACTACGTCAACGAGGTATGCCGGAACAACGGTAGTGGCAACGTCCTGTATATCTCCATCCACTGCAATGCTGCAGGAGCCGATGGCAAGTGGCATGATGCCAGAGGTTGGAGCGTCTATACGTCCCCTGGCCGTACCAAGTCAGACGATCTGGCTACCTGTATCTGGAATGCCGCCAAGAAGAACCTGCCAAACGACCACAAGAACGCCCTACGTGCCGACTGGTCTGATAAAGACCCCGACTATGAGGCTGCACTGTATGTCTTGACAAAGACCAACTGCGTTGCCGTATTGACAGAGAACCTGTTCCAAGACAACAAGGAAGATGTTGCGTACCTCACATCAGACGAAGGCACCCACGCCATTTCCAGACTGCATGTCGAGGGTATCATAGACTTCATAGAACGATTCTGACCATGGATAGACTAAAGAAGTTTGACAGGGTAGAGTTCGTCACCTATATGCCATCAGACAAGGAGTATGGTGTGCTGTATGTCAGCGTGTTCTTCGGACTGGCCATCTGCCTTTGCCCAGACGGATGCGGAGAGGAATGTGTTATGCCGTTGAAGCCCAACGATCCCGAGGGATGGACCTACGAGGAAGAGAACGGCAAGGTAACACTCTCTCCATCTGTTCTGGAAACGTCCTGTCCGAACAAGGCGCATTTTTTTATTAGGGAAAACAAAATTATTTGGGTATGACAGACAAAGAGTATTTCAACCAATTATTGGGTAGGAGCAAAGGACGGCTGTTGATTGCCGCCCTCCTGCTCTGCCTTATCGTCAGTATAGTGTTCAACGTCCATCAGTGCAGCAGGCCTCAGTACGAGCCTGCCAAGTCAGACACGACTACCACTGTTGAGATAAAGAATCATGTTGATTCCATGCCGGAGGAGTTGATGCCGGAAAAGGTTGTCGACCAAGTAACCTTTCCTGTTCTTTCCAGTTCTCTCAACACTGGAAAGAATAAGGCTGTTGAAACCATCTTATATGAACGGAATCGTGAAAATAAGACTGATTCAACATGCTTGTTTGAACAAAAATGTCAAAATAAGCACGAAACGGTTGATTCTATCACCTTAGATGTTGTTCAGCGGACTTATGGAGATTCCACTTACACAGCCTACGTCAGCGGACCTAAGTTCGGAAGCGTAGGGCCTCAACTTGACAGCATCAATGTAAGGCAGATGTATGTCACCAGAGAAATCACCAATACCGTTGTCGAGCGGAAGCACTGGCATTTCGGTATCGGCACAGGTGCAGGACTTGGAGTGACAAGCCGCAAGTTCGACATATTTGTAGGCGCAGTAGTAATGTATGAATTTTGATTTGGTTTCATAGGAAGATGCAACAGCGGTTGCGGAATTATTGTTTTAGGTTAGTAGTTAGTTTTTTTAGTTTTTTGTCTCGGTAGCTGTTCGTGAGGAATCGCTACCGATTTTTACGTCCTCTCAGCGTTTTTCCACTTCACACCCTAACAACTACCCACCTCGAAAGCAAAAATGTCTCACAGCGTCCGCAATCGTCCTCTATGAGAATCTAAGACTGCCATCCTTGCAACCGCAAAACCGCAACAGGCGCACGATCATCCTACAACAGTTAATAATTGATAACGTCCAAAATCGGCCACTTGCCGTTAAGCGCAGTTAATTATCCGTTAATATTAGATTATTTTGACATTGTTAAGGCTCAGTTAAGTTAACCAACCGTTAAATTCGGATTCTAAAGTTCTACAAGCGTTCCAATTTTTGCCCACCTATACTTATCCCACCCACTCGCCATTTGGCGAACAGCGAGGATTTTGCCCAAAAAAGTTCAAATGTGCAATTTTCCAACCGTTAATCTTTGTTTATACCCAGAACATAGTCCATGACCATTCTGTTGGCTCTGTCAACCTTCTCCCTGTTGAAGTCAATGTAGATTGCCGTTGTCTTGTTCGTGGTCGAGTGACCGAGGGCAGCTGATATGGTAGCGTCTGGAATGTCGAGTTCGCTTGCGATGGTTGCCCATGTATGACGTGCCCAATATGATGACAGTCCAGGAAAGGCAGAATGATGCACCTTGTGTAGCCTGTGTTTCTTTGAGCCACGTTTCCACTCTGGATTCGGTTCGTATGTGACAGGTCCTATCTCCTTCAGTCCCCTGTCGAACTTCTTGGTGAAGGTCGTTGGCTTGGATATTCCGTCAAGGAGGTTGAGCAGATACCCCTTCCCACTGTAGCGGCTGATAATCTCCATCGCCTCTGGTTCTACCTTGATGGAGTACATCTTCTTCGTCTTGGCTCTCTTATAGACCAGATACCCTTCATTGGAAATCTCATACAGCAGGCACAGGTCAGTAACATTGATGCCGATGAGGAAGAAGGATAGCTTGAACATGTCAAGGTAGCGTTGTTGATACGGCTCCACAGGATAGTTGAACAACTCCCTTAGTTGCTCCAGAGTGAGTGACCTCTTCTGTGTGGCCTCTGGACGGATCTTGAATTTGCGGAACGGATAGACACTTGTGATGTCGTTGTCTATCGCATCATTGAACACGGCACGGATATTGCGGAGGTGGATATTCCTTCCGTTCCTGGCAGGATTGTACTTCATCAGAAACCTGTCGAAGCCGTCAAGCCATTCCTTGTTGATTTCCTCGAAGGTGCGAGTTCTTACCTTGCTGTCATACTCCAGAACACGTTTTATCGTTATCTCGTATTTCTCCTTTGTGCTCTGTGCATCCCTTGTTGCAGCATAAGCCTCCATCCTTGGCAGAAAGGCATTAGGCTCCACGTCTTTAGGCTCCAGTACCGCAAGTACCTTGTTCTTTATCTGTGTTGCGGTGAGTTTCGTCAGTTCACCATCAGCGGTAAGCCTCATCACGATATTGACCACCTCTGTCTTTCTGGTATCAATATACGAGTTGAGTTTGTTCTTGTTCGGATGGTCTTTGATTTTCTCCCTTACTGCATCCCACTGGGAAGGGAATATCCAGAGTTTGAGCGGAATGTATGCCGAGGAACCCTTCTTGTTGATTCCGATTTTGATTTGCGCCTCATCTGCTCTAATTGTCCTTTTGTCGAGATACAGGTGTATTGATGCTGCCATATCTGTTGCGGTTAGTTGCGGTGTATTTGCGGTTTTTTCGGCAAAATTGCGGTTGAATTGCGGTGGATTTTGCCCTAAAAGTCCTCAAAGTTCCACATGATTTGACTGAAATCGTTTCTTCATCGCTCTCTTGAAACCCCGATGTACAGGGTATTTTTCTGCGGAGAGAACAGGATTCGAACCTGCGAACCGGTTTTGCCGGTTACACGCTTTCCAGGCGTGCCTCTTCAACCACTCGAGCACCTCTCCTTGTTTGCGGCTGCAAAGTTACGAATAAGTAAGCAAAA